GTTCGCAGACAGCGCAAGACTCCCATCGACCCGCAGCAATGCCGCCGCTTCCACGCCATCCACTTTGTCGGCGTCCAGATATTGCACATACGCCGCGCCCGAAATACAGGCAAACGGCGCATTGGTGGACCGACTGAAGGTATGCAGCCCCGTGATGGTATAGGCGTTCTCTTCGGTGACGACCGTATTGCCCGAGAGATCCGCATCGGTGTTGGCAACTTGAATGTCAGCCATTTAGACCTCAATATAAACCAGCACACCATCCACTGATTGTGCCCCGCTCAATTCCATATTGAGCAGTGTGGCAGCCGCTGTCTCAAACCATCCAACAGGGTTAAAGGGCAGCGTAATAGTCTGGCCAGCCGTTGGCCCCATCTGCCCCGTCAATGCAGTGCCTCCAGCCCCACTCTCAAACCGAATCGTGACGGCAGTGCCCGTCATGGTGGCTGAGAGGGCCAGCACCCGAATCTTCTTGCCGGTCACCGCAGCGACCAGGGTGTTGTCTCCACTCGATGCCCCGTCAATCTTGGCCCGCTTGACGAGTTGGTCACTCCAGATGTCCTGAAAGCTCTGTTGTGCTGGCTGCATCCTCGGCTCCTATGTTGTATGGATATAGCGATAGTCATACCCAGGAGGCCGATCCCGATTGAAGCGGCTCAATGCCTGGATGGTGGGACCAAACACACGACCGCCCACGTCGGTCACTTCGGAGTTGTCGTCATCTTTCCCAACCCGGAGGAGCTTGACGGCAAAGGTGGCCAGGGGCATCAGGGCAATGTCAGGATAGGCAAAGGTCCCAGCGGCACTGATATCACTGGCCGGCACGAAGCCATAGTAGCGAATGGTGTGGGTCGCGTCCGGCAGGGGGTCCCAGTAAATAAGCGTCCCATTGGTCCAATAGCGCAGCGGTTTGCCTGTCGTGCTCCCACCGAGTTGGAAGGTGGGAAGCACCATCCGGGACTGGAAATAGTCCCCGGTATACCCCACACGATCTAAATCCCATGCTGGTCGACTTGTAGCTGCGTCGATATATTGCAGCCGATCGAGGCGGAGGAGGGTAGAAGGAAAGGTCGTGGACTCGGTGTCGGCTGTGGTGGTAACCGTGCCCACCGTCGACCCCAGGACATTTGGCTCCAATGCCAGGATGGACTCAAAGTGGTCCTGGGCCGCGTTGATTGCGGTCAGCCCGCGTGTAACGCCGGTTTCACCCGACTGGAGCTGCAATCCCCGGTCCATGACCTCCATGAGGTCAAGGAGGGTTTGTCCTGTAGCCATTTAGTCTCCCGCATGGTGATTGACGAACTTGCTTCCTGACGAGGGGCCACACATACTGACTTGAATCTTGGTGTGGTCCCAGTGGTCAGCACCTACATCCGCCACCTCTTGCTCACGGTCGGCTTCACGGCTCGCAGCTTCGCGTTGGGATTCTCCTTCGACACGCGCCCAGTAGGCTTTTCCTGACCCCCATTTGAATCCACTCTGTTCATACACGGCTGCCAGGACGCGTGTATCGAGTCCGACATAGGCGTGTTGTGAGTCTTCGACCACGAACAGCAGGAGCCACCCTTGACAGAGGTGGTGCTGAATCCGTGGGCGCTTGTACCACACCAGCCACCGCTCCTTGAGTGGATGCCAGGTGACGTCGAGGTCTGGATGGATTGCCTGGAGGTCACGCCGGAACGTGGCAGGCCCATACTGGACCCCAAACCGATTGGGATGCCAGAAATGCGTGCTTGTTTCAATGTCTGGGGGTGCAGGTGTGACGACCGGCACCGACAGAGTCTGTCCACTGTCCCGTTGTTGTAGCATGTGTCATTATCCAAACACCTTCAACCCAAATTCCCGCACCCGCTCATCTTTCGAGGACCGGCAGTGTTTGGCCATACGGGCACGCGCCATGTTCTGTGACTGACGCGAGTCAGGGTTGAAGTTGGTAGCCCAACTGTCCACCGGACACTGCATGAATCCCTTGTCGACGTCGATGACACACTCATCAGGCACCGGCTCGGCTTCCTGCATCCACGGTGGGGTGAAGTCTGTGCCCTCATTGGTATGCAGCGGCACGGCGAACCGATGGCGTGTTCCATCCTGGTCGATGTAGGTCACGATTTTGGCTGAGTCCGACCCAATCCCACCCCGATGTGGACGACCTTTGCCGTCCCAGGCATGGAGTGTCGGCCAGCGTGGTGCCCCACGATTGGAGAGGTCACGCCATTTTTCCCATTCATGGAGATAGACCCGGATAGCTGTGGAGAGCGCGGTCACGCCCACCCACTCCTTGCCGCGATGCTTCTTGAGTTCGTCGAGTTCGTAGACAGCACCCAACACATCACGGACGGCTGCGGGGGAGACACCCTTTGGCAAGTCATCTTCCATCGCCACCACCGGGGATTCCCCCAGGTGTTTGAGGAAGAACTGATTTTCGGCCAACGAGTAATCCACCGGGTCAAACGTCTCCATAGGACTCCTTAATACGTAGTATTGGTCCGTATCGGTTTCAGGACGATATGCACCGCCCCTTCATACGCCGACACGGTGCCTGTCCAGTTCAGTGAAATCTGCTCACCTTTGTCCACATTGCGGTTGGCCAGGGTCGAGGTCAACGTCGCCTGCACAGGCACATTCACCGTGCTATCCAGGGCAAACGCCGAACTGAGGGCCGTGGTCAGACTGGCTGGAGCTGTGCCAGAGGCTGACACGCCCACATCCAGGGTGCTACTCCCTGCGCCCACAATACTGTGCGTCTCCCGCACATCCAGCACTTCATAGTCCTGGTCGGCCACGAAAACATGGCAATCAGCAGCTTCCCCCGCTGAAATGGTATAGGGGATATGCACCGCTGCGAGTCGTGCAATGGCTTTGATACCCATAATTCCTAGTCTCCTGGCGAAGTGACAGGGAAGGAACCGGCTGGGACGTCGGTCCCTCCCCCCACCTACTCAGTTTACGATTCTGCAACGTCCTCAATCTTCGCCCCGGCAGCCGGGTTGTCGGACAACAGTTCACCCTGCCAGTACCACGCCACCTCAAAGGTGGTGTTGGAGGTCTGACGGAAGAATGGTGTGCCGTCGAAGATTTCTGACACCGGGCGTGGCACCGCATTCTCACCGTGACCGATGTAGAAATGCTTGGTGTCCATCCCGACGATGGTGTTGGCTGCGAAATAGGGGTCCACATGCCAGGTATTGCCGGAGAAGCGGTAGATGGTCTTGCCGTCGCCGCCCTCTTTGCCCTTCTGTTGTGCGCCCCCGGATCGTCCGATACCGGCCCCGCTATCCAGCATCGACGGTTTCCCCATCGAGAAGAACACGTCTTCTTTCAGGAGTTCGTGATACCGGCGCACGATGGCCAGATTGGAGATATACGAGTTCAGTGACGCGCCGCCCTTCTCACGCACAGAGTCCTCAAGCTGCATGACGAGGTCCTCGGTGAGCGCCCGGTTGGTGCCACTGTTGCTCAACACCACTGACTCCCAGAATTCATTGCCAGCCGTGCTGCGATTGATATTCCCAAAATTCCCTTTGGGTGCTGGTGGATTCGCGTCATCGATAATCCCCAACAGCCCATTGGTGTGGTAGGAATAACCGGTGGCGACCGTGTCCTGGATGACCATGTAGTCAGTGGCCGCAGAGCCACTCAAGGCCCCACTCAGGGTCACGGTGCGGTTCGGGACGTCCACGGCATTGACCGTCAGAGAGTTCCCGACCTTGGCGTTGTTGTCTGACGCATCCATGACGTCAACCACCATCCCGATATCCACCCCTGGAAGGGCGTTGACCGTGACTGTGGCTTGGTCGTCTGCGGCAGGCAAGACAGCGAGCTTCCCGAGTCCGTCGGACAACAGGTCGCCGTTGATGAGCTTCAGGACACGTCGCCTGAATCCTTGCTCCATCATCTTCAAAGCCGTCTGGAACGCAAATTTTGAGTTCCGGGCATCCTGGAGCAGCTTCCACGACATGTTATACAGCCCCGCAAATTCTGTGAGGCTGAATGACGCTTCTTCTGTGTCTGGGTTCAGGTTGGAGGGCAATGCGCCGCCTTCACTCAACCCGGTCCAGGCCCCAGGGTTCTTGGTCATGATGGGCATAATGAACTGCCCACGACCACCCAATGGCTTCTTGAGTTTCTGGAACATATTCCAGGTGACGATTTCCTGATTCACCAGGTAGAGGACCTGATCTACACCATAGGTGTATTTCAGGGCTTCGATGACATCAGTGGTACTCGCCATAGAATACTCCTAGTCTAAGGAGGTTACTCTGCCGAGCCAGGGTTGATCATCGGCCAGAGTTCGTCAGCACGCTGTTGTGGGGTTTTATAGCCGCCAGTCTTCCCTTTCACCGGAGACATCTCCCCACCTTTTGACGGGAAGGGAGAGGTTTTGGCTTGCTGGGCTGCCTTTCGGTCCATATCACGGATACCCTTCCGCATCGCATCCAGTCGGTTGCGAACCATATCGGAATAGGAGTTATTCAAATCCGCGCCTTCGTGTGAGTAATACACGTCACGCAGATATTCATGTGCCCATTCCTCATCCGGGAGTCCATGATCCTCACGCGCTTTCGCGAAGCGTGTTTCTAACTCTGATTCGACTTGCTTCCCCTGTTGTT